TGGTTATGCTATTCAAATTGAGCCGTGGGGTGGTGGTTTTAGATATCACTTTTATTGGGGTCATACAGCTTTAGGCTATGAAACCACTACAACTATGTATAGAGGTGGAGGTGGTACAGCAGATACAGCAACTGAAAAATATGAAGCATTTGGTTCGCAAACAGATGTTGAGGGAGCTGCATATCAACACTATGGTATAGCCAAATATACTAGAAATTTACAAAACCAAGCTAATAGAAAATGGGAACTTGATCGTATAGAACAAGTTAGCTACACGGATAACTTTGGAGCCAATGCTCCTGATTGGAGTGAAAGCGTTGAGTTTAAAGATTCTCAATCTACATCTAGTGCCTATACATTAGGGAATGATACTGTTATTGCAGCGGGTACAACAGCCCATGCTTGGTTTCGTGTTTCAGCCGTTCAACGTGGAAACCCACTAATTAGTTATCCTCAATATTCTGTCTATACGGCAAAAGTTAATTTAACTAATGCGGGTGAGGGTTGGCGAAAAGGTGATACTTTTACCAAAACCTTAGCGGGTAAAACTTATACAATTACGGTAGAGGAAGATAACTTTAGTTATAATTTCGCCTCAGAGAATGTTGTCACCTATACCTCCCCCGCCGATGCGTCAGCTGGTCAATTAAATGTAGGTACGATTGTAGGAAGTCTAGTGACTTCTATAACTGCCTTATCTAATTATACGGCTACAGCTATTGGTAATGTTATTCATATAAAACGAGGGGATACTAGAGAATTTAATATCCAGACTAGAGGAGGTACAAATAATAAAGCGATGTATGCCCTCAAGGGAAGTGTAAGTAATGTCTCCTTACTTCCTGAGCAAGGTGTATCAGGAATGATATTAAAAATTCAAAATACTGAAGATTCTGAAGCTGATGATTACTATGTAAGATTCACGGCAACTAGTGGGGATATTCCAGGTCAAGGTAGTTGGGAGGAAACTGTTAAGCCTGGTATTCCTGTAAACATCAACACCTCAACAATGCCTCATGTATTAATAAGGGAGGCAAGTGGAAGCTTTACAGTTAGACCTTTATCAAATGCTTATAGTGACACTCAGTATTGGGCTTCTAGAGAAGTAGGAGATGAGAACTCTAATCCAGCTCCATCGTTTGTAGGTCAGACAGTAAAGGATATGTTTTTCTTTATGAATCGTCTGGGATTCTTATCGAGTGATGGTGTGGTTATGAGTCAGCCTGGGGATTATTTTAATTTCTTCTCTAATAGTGCAATAACCATTTCAGATGCTGATCCAATAGATTTAACAGCATCAGCAACTAAGCCATCTAAAATCAAAGCAGCTCTAGGAACACCAAAAGGACTTTTATTATTTGCTGAAAATAGTCAATTTCTTTTATCTTCTCCAGATACTGCTTTTGGTCCAGCAACAGTACAACTAAAAGAATTATCTAGTTACTCATATTCTTCCGATGTAAAACCATTAGAAACTGGAGTATCAATTATCTTTAGTACTGAGGCTGATACCTTTAGTAAGGTGTTTGAAATGGCTGTTGACTCTGTAGATAATAGACCCCTAGTAGCTGAAAATACGAGGATTATTCCTGAGTATATACCGCCTAATTTAACCACTTCTACTACAAGTCCTAATAATAGCTTTGTAGCGTTTGGAAATGATACCGATACCTTATATACATTCAAATATTTCAATACTGGAAATGAAAGGAGTCTAGCTGGATGGGCTAAATGGAAAATGCCAGCCATAGTAAAACTCTTTGGATTTGACCATGACACTGGATACTTTGTTTTATATAACGGTACTTCCCACATCCTGACAAAGTTAGAGATGTTAGATGATGCAGAGACCTCACCGATTACAGCAGCTGGTCAGAGTTTTGTACCTAGATTAGATAACTATCTCTTCAAAAGTGAAGTAACTCAAGCCGCTAGTGGTACTACTAAAAAGAAACTAAGGTTTCCAGCTGGTAGTTATGTAGAAGGTAAACAAGCAAACGTAATTATCACTCAATCAGGTCAGGAAACTCTATTCTTACGTCCATCAATTTTATCTGATAGTACTGGTTATTATGTTGAGGTAGATAATGAAGATGCTGCTGAGGAATTTATCTTAGGGTTGGAATACGATATGAGTGTAACCTTACCTTCATTCTTTCTGACTCAAGATAAGAGAGTTGATAGGACCAATATTCCTATGGTAGAAACTGCCTATTTAGATCTTTACTATTCAGGTAGATATAACATCACAGTTTCTAAGACTGGATACGATGATATCAATTTAGATTTAGATGTTACTCCAGCTGATATTTATAAAGCTAATGAAGTAGCAGTCCAAGAATTAACCACAAAAGCTATCCCTGTATTTAGTCGAGGTGATTATGTCACCATTAAGATTAAAGCCTCTGATCCTTTACCAGCTTCAATAACTAGTTACAGCTGGGAGGGACATTACAGCAATAGAGGAATAGCAAATATTAGATAAACATGAAACTATACCGCGAAGCCACAGTTAAAGATGGCTTTTTGGTAGCTAATCAATTAAGACCAGAGGATAAAAGGGAAGTGGAAGGTATGGGTCATACCCCCTTTCACATCCCTCTTTGTGTCTTAGGTAGTGAACATGCAACCGTTTTTCATTCACCAGATGGAGAAATTGCGGGGGTTGCTGGAATTGTTCGGTTAGATAACCAAATAGGTCAAATCTGGATGCTATGCACTCCAGCTATCACTAAATATCCACACATATTTGTACGGCGATCAAGTAAATGGTTGAAAGAAGTACAAAAAGAGTATCGATTACTTTGGGCTTTTGCAGACGTAAGAAACCTCGTACATCACAAGTTACTCAAACACCTAGGGTTTAAAGCCTTAAGGACA